TTCATGCTAGTATCCTCCAGACCCGTGAGTTGTAACAAATGATTGGGAATTGTCAACATGATCAAGATTGGCTATCGCTGCATACCTGCAAACGTCAATAGGATCTTTCCATGCCTCCTTGAGCCCTCCTTCGCCAGTATATTCGCTAAGTGCTTGAATGATGTTCTCGCAGTCGCTACTGACATAGAAATGCGGTCTGTTGACGGAATCCAACGGCTTAGACGTATCCCACGACATCTTGCCGATCAACGCTTGAAGCCCATCGTCAATATCAAGTCCAGGGGCTGGAATGCAAACCATGCCTGATTCATTTAAGTCCTCGATAATAGAAGAAGATCCATCTTGAGCCTGATATTTAGCCGCGCCAAGACGAGGGTCAATAAGACGTTCGAAGATTTCCTCTTCACCCTCCATTTCTTGGATTGCCTCGATGTAGTCTCGGATACCAAATCCTTGACCTTTAGCTCCCGGCCCCGGCATCCATTTTCCGCTTTTCCATTCCGCCCAGTCACCTACGTCAACTCCCGGCCATTCACGGTAAACCCAGAATGTTCCGCTTTCGTCAATCGCAATCCAGCACATGAACCAGTTCTTCGCCCCAGCAGGGTCAATAATATGGTAGCGCGTGATGTTTTTAGTTGGAATAGTGTCGGGGGCCACCACGTTGACAACCTTGTTAAATTTGGGGAATTTGGTCGCATGGGACTTCATTGGAACCCCGTAGGCACGAATTAGAATTTCTTCCCTAGTCCTTCCTGACAGCGTTTCCTTGATTCGATCGTATCCACCAAATGCGTTGTCTTGAGAGTGGAAGTAATGCACTGACGCGTTGAGTCTCTTGGACTTCTGGACGTATGGAACCAGCTCACCGTTAAGCAGCTCTGCTGGGCGAGACTCAATAGTTGTCGCGCCGTCAAGATACTCCTTGATAACCTCCGTCCACCCGTCAATTGGCGTGAAGGTCACAAGCAACTTCGAGTTGCGCGTAGCTAGCCGGAATCTAAGCGTATTGATTAACTCTGGCCCCAAGAGGTATTCATCCAGCCAGACTCCAATATTATGCCACACAGCATTCTTAGATCCAAGCTCCGCGCCCTCCAGAATCGTCGGGTTGTTCTGATACTGGGAATACGTTTTGAAAATGATTTGAGAACCGTTTGGAAGAATCAACGATGAGTCCGTAAAGCCCGTCTTCTTCTTGTAAGAGATGTAGGTGTTCGCGCTAGTCTGCTTGGTTTTTAGATTCTCAGGCAACCAGTCCCAAACAGCACTTTGTTGCTGGCGAATGCTAACCTCGGAAGTCTGAGCGAAACAGAAGATTTCAGACTTTGGGTTCTCAATGGCAGCACGGACAACTGAAAACGCTCCCCACTGCGTCTTTCCGCTATTGTGTGAAATTACTCCAGCGGCAACATAATTATTATAGACTGGGACATGAAAATCCCAAACAACGTCATCCCGGAGGTAATCGATACTTTTTATCTTTACTTCTGGAGGTAATAGTGCATTCTCCGCGCATGGCAAAAAATATAAAATACCCCGTTGAACAAATCCGACAATGGATTGAAGAAGGAAAGACCCAGCAATGGGTTGCTGACGAGTTGGCTGAATCAACCGATCCAAGGATTCAGGCAAAGCTAATTTACAAAGTTTGCAAGCGTCACGGCATACAGTGTCAAAGGACTGGCCCCCGATCTGGTCAGGGCCATCCTGAATGGAATAATGGCAAGATTTTTTGCAAAAACGGATACGTAAAGATTTACGTCCCTGACCACCCATCTTGCATCCGAGTGAACAAGAAAAGAGAAGAGAAAGCCAATGGAGGATACTTCCGAAAACTTTATTATGTTTGGGAGCACCGTTATGTAATGGAGTTGATGCTTGGCCGTCCACTGGTGAAGGGCGAGGTTGTTCATCACATTGACGGCAACACAGCAAACAATTGCGAATCCAATCTTGAGCTTTTTCAAAGTAACGCCGAACACCTTCGCCAAACCCTTGTTGGAAAAGTCCCCAAGTGGACCGAGAAGGGATTGGCGAATATCGCGTTTGGGCGTTCACTAGAGGGGAACCGGACGAGAGCGAACTTAAAGGCTTCCATCCTGAGGGCGTCAGGAGCAAGTGAGCCATTGAGCAATGTAGAGATTCGCCGTTACTTAGCGTCACTCGGTAAATCCCTGAAACAGGTTTCTGAAATGGAGTCTCTGCTTGAGCTTCCACCATTTGATGACCGTCCCAAGCGTGAACATGAAATGATCCCTTGATTTCACTAACCTTAGTCGATGTCTTGGATACTGGGTTGTAAATTTCCTGCTCACCGCCAAGGCATCGATTTCCTCCTAGCGCGAGGATCTCGTTAACCTCAAATAGTTGCTCTTCAGCTTTGCTCCAGTGCGGAAGGCGGAACCCATAGTGATATGGATCTTTTTCAGCGTTCTCAATTGCCTCATGGTAAACCGAGTGAAGCCCAATTAGCTCGTCTGGTTCCATTTGAACCATCTCCTCATCGGTAGGTGGCGTCAGAATTGCGTGCTTTTTCCAGATCATAGAATCTCCGCTTCGATTGCGCCTTCCCTGATCTTGCTGGCAATTCGCGCCTTGGCATCAAAAATCATTTTCGCGGCATCATCGAGACTCGCCCCCTTGCGATGTTCCACGATTGATGATGCCATTCCGGTAAGTTGCGCGGCCTTATCGGTCAAGATACCCACCGTTACAGCTAGTTTGTCCGGACTGATCTTGGCAAGCTCCTCTGGATTGTCAAACAACTGTTGGGAACGCTCAAAGAGCAAATCCGTGTAGTCTTGCGCTGCAATCGCGTATCGCATCGAAAACTCCTTGCGCTTTGTCTCTAGTGTATCGTTGTGCCGCCATTGCAGGCCCCTGATGGTCTCTCTGCCGAGCCCCGTCTTCTTTTGGATGTCAGTTATCCTCGCGCCTTGTGCAGCCAGCCACAGGGCCATTGCGGCCTTGTTTGGGGCATAATGCTCGACACAGTTGCCGGGAGATAGCTTGGCACGCTCCTTGACCTCAAGAAACCACGCTGACTTGTCTTCTCGCTCGTCAACGTAATCGGCCTTCAGCTTTTCGTTTGGATCAATTGGTTCTGGTTCCGAAGTCACCGGGAGTTCTTAGCCTTTAAATTTTGGGAGCGCAACCTTATTTTGGAATTTGCATTTGTTCTGATTGTTCTCGCTCATATTTAAGACGCTCAGATGGAGTTGTTCCCAAAACATTGCCAAGTTCCGCCGCCCAAAGAGGATCATATTTTCCAGTTTGAAGCAAAGCCTGAACACCAGTAGAACTTCCAAGAGTTGTTACTAATGATGCGCTTACTGCGTTATCCCAATCCTCAGGAGACAACTCTTTCTTGCCAAGTTTCTTGAGAAGTGGATGAAGTTGCTTTGCCCTATACATTCCTGCCGCAATCCTTGCTTTTGCTGGTCCAGTAATAGTCTCGATTGAAGACCATGGTCGAACACCTCCTTGACTTATTGCGACACCACCCTTTAAGCCTCCCTTTTCAGGGGCTACCCGAGTAATAACGTCGGCGACATTCGCCATATTTATCATGTCGTCAACAAATTCATCACCCGCAACAGACCGAAGGTTTTCTTCAATTTTAGGTTGTTTTTTAATGTCATTCAGGAATTTGGGACCATCAAATAGCTGAACGCTTTTAGGTCCGTAGCCATCTTTGGGTGGATACTGAGTGAAAAAATACTCTGCGTAATCGTCGCGAATCATTTTCTGATCCTTTGGGCCAAATTTCCCTAACGTTTTTTTAATTACGTCAGATGGAGCTGTCCACAACGCTTGTGGAAATTCATGTCTGTCAATCGCTTCGCGATGGCCGTTTCCTGCAATTTTCAGAAGAACGTTGTTTCTTTTCAAGTCTAAATCTTGTGCAACCTTGTTTTTTTCAACGATAGCACTCAGAACTTGTTTTTTGCTGTCTTCGGAAATCGCGCCACCTAGTGCATAAACGTCATCTGAGGTTATTTTACTTGGATCAAGCTTTTCAAGCTGAATTTGTTGTTTGAGAGCTTCAAGGTTTTTTACCATTCTTTCTCCATAAATACCATTTGATTTCCCCTGAGGGCTAAACCCAAATAACGTCCGAACCATATCGGGATCAAAATTAAAATCCTTAGCTCTTCCTTGAACGTCAGACCCAAATCCAATTTTTTGCAAGTAGTCTTGCTGTAAACTCATGGCCCCTTGATGGGCTACTTCTTCTCCATTTAAGGCGAGAGCACCAAGGACATCTTTAGCTACCCTTGGTTCAGATAAGACGCCATCAACAATTCCGCGACCAGTCTTGTCTGATCTGCCGAGGCTTTCTTTTAATAACGCGCCAATTTGCTGCTCCTCAAAACCAAGTCTTTGTTGCAATACGTTTCTTGCGTTATCCCACTCGTCCATCAACCCAACAGAATCATACCCCTCATTTCTAATTTGAGAAATTGTTTTGGAAGCCTGTCCTGAAACCATTTCTTTCCTTGTTCCCCCGACAGCTCCACCCTCTGGGACTGCTTCCCTGAATATAGCAACCAAGTCATCCATTTGTTTGGGCATGAGTGGACCTGATAGTTTTTCTAAACGCCCCCTTTCTCGGATAAGCTTTTCTTCTTGAGCTGGCTTTAGGTTTGGAGAATCAAGCTTCTGGTCAATCTTCTGTATTTCCCTTGCATTTTTCGGCCGCTGATAAAGTCCTTGAAGTTCTTTTTCAAGAGCGGCATTTCTTGGCAACCCTTGAAAGTATTCGCTTTCAATTGCTTTTGCTACATCAATTGGATCAAATTGAACGCCTTTTCGATCTGCCATTTGATAAAATGCAGTATATGCGTTTGTTTTAAGATCATTTGCTTTTTTCTCGGCAGCTTTAAGCTCACCAAAAATATATGCTCCAGCACCTTCTTTGTCTTGATTTGGTCTGGTAAGCATACGATACATGTCCTCATCGTATTTGCTCTTTAACTGTTGACCAATTGTTTTGTCATAAGTTCCAATAACACTGCTTAATGCTTCTGATTCGTTTCTAAGCATTTTAATTGTGTCGCCATATAATGCCTGTCCCTTGAGTGAGGGGGGCGTGTTTTTATCTTGCAAAATCCTTAGCCTATCAAGAGAAACCTCTACATCCCTTCCAATTGCATATTCCGGCAACCTTTGAGCCAGTCTAAGGCGGTTGATTGTTTTTTGATCTCCGCCAGCAGCAATGTCAGCCAGGAACGTATTATAACCTTTTTTGCTAAGATAGTTTTGGCTTTCGTCTAATAATTTTTGGCGTTCTGAAACCTTCCCTTTTCGCGAACGAGTTACTGAGGTTCCTATTGTCGTTCCTATTTTCGCTGTTGCATAATCAATTGGTAATCCGACCATTGCTTCTGTGGCTCGTTCTGGAATGGCTTCAAGCAAACTTGGACCAATACCAGTAACGATTGAGGCAACCTGATCTTGTAGCGATGCAGCAGCAGTATATCCACCGGCGCCATACGTTGCCGCTGCAAATGGTGATTTTGTTACAGCACCGGCTACTGCACCTCCAGCAATCGAGCCAATAGTCGGAACAACCTCTCCTGACGCATCAATCAAATCTTTTGGAGAAAGACCAAGCTCGTCAATTGCTGTATATCTATTTGATGCCGGATCTCTAAGAATTGTTACCGTTTTCCCGGCAATGTCAACTTTTTGGACGTTTTCTGTCCCAAACTTTTCTTGAAGATATTTTTCCTTGTTTTCGCCGGTTTTGAAAGCAAGTCCAAACCTTGTTTTCCAGTCAACACCAGAATCAAGATCAACTTCGCCACCAAGCATGGTGGACAACCCTTCATTTAAAGCTGAGATATATTGACCCTCATCCATTGGGAGCAGCTTTTCAGAAGCAAAAACATCATCTGCCGAAACCTTGCTTATCATGCGCTTCGGAGTAAGAAAACTTCCGTCGGCAATCATGGATTTTAACCTGTCTTTTGATTTCGCCTCCTCTTTAACAAGAGAGTCATATTCGGTAAGTAAAAACTGACCTTCTTCTGCTTTTTTTGCAGCAGCAATAGGATCAGTTTCAAGCAACTGGTTATACTCGGCCTCAACTTGGCCAATATTGTTTACTGCTTGAGAACGAATGACTCCAAGCTCTTTCACATAAGAATCAATTGTAGCCATTATTGCGTTGGTTGCGATGGAAATGTAGCGCGAAAACCCTTAATTTTATCATCTTCTTGGGTTGATTTTTTTTCTCCCGGATATTGGGATTGTATTTCATTATACTGATCGCTAGTAATAATCCCTTTTTTAAGAAGTGACTCCCTATGTTGCTGTGTCCCATGAACAACATCAAGTAGTTTTGTCTTTACCGAGATAGCTCTTTCTCGAATTTTTACTGGATCTCCGACAAGCCTCAAGGTTCCCCATTGATCGGCAAGGGCCGAAAACTCGTTTTGAGTAACTTGCCCAAGCCCACTAGACCCGGAGGGAGAAGCCTTTCTGAGTGCATCAAGAGCCTCGAACTTTAGGTTTGCCGAAACTGTATCAAGAGAACTCTGTGCTTCCGCTTGTTCCTGAAAACCAGCCGAACCAAGAATTTTTCTTAGTGGACTGGCAAACGGCAACGTGCTCATTTTGTCGGTATAATCAATGAACCTGTCGATTTCGCTTATCGCAACCTTGCCAATTTCGACGGCCCTATTTCTTGCTGCAACTTCAGCAGATGCCGCTTGTTGGGCCGCTTGCTCTGCCGCTCCTCCTGGAATGTTTGCAACTCGCGTTCCCGTTGGACTGCTTTGGTCAGGAACAAGTTGTTGGCCTTCTCCAAGTTTTACTGTTGGTTGCCCGGCTTTTGATCCACTTCCGCCGCGCACAATGCGCACCCCTCCACCCGGAATTGTTTCAATTGTTTCTCCAGCCTGCCCGCCAATGTCTGTCCCGCTAACCATGAAGCCACCATCAGCAAGAGGTCTGGCATTAACCTTGAATCCTTGAGCCGCAAGGTTTTGCACTTGTTCAGCGGTCATCCGGGTTTCTGGTTTTTCTGTTTTGGTTGGTTTGAATCCAACATCGTCGTTAACAACAGGAGTGGCAGTTGTTGGAGCTAAAGAAATAGCACTGTCAATTCCCGCAGCTTGTTTGTTAGTTTGACGTGCATACAGGACTCCCGGATCTACTGTGTATTGCTTACCTAGATATGAAACCGTAGTTCCGTCTTGTGAAACAACTCCTTCATTTGCCGGAATGAATGGTCCCTCAACTGTTGGAATATCCATAGGGGGACCGTCTCCTAGCGCACTTGTAATTCCATCAGCTGGAGTTTGTTCGCTAACCTGAATTCGCTCCAAAACTCCGGTTCGTGGATTGCGAACCATTTGCCTCTCTCCTCCTGGAACGTTAACACTAAAGATAGCTCCCGGTTCATTTGCCTTGGCTTCCAACTCGGCTCGCTTTATCAATGCAGATTGAATTCCTTGCCCTTCTTGAATATCAAGCTGCCTCTTCTGAAGTCCATATTCAGCATCCGCCTGCATCTTCTTTGTCCCCATGTTGACAAGCCCAGCAACAGACTCAGCAATGTCTGCACGTTCATTTAGAGAAATGTTTTCATCCTTGATTTGGTCACGAACTCCCTGTAGTGTGGGTGCAAGATCAGGAAACAGCTTTAAAGCAGCGTCAATCTGAATGTCGCTTTGCTTGATTAGCTTTTTCTTCTCGCCTTGTTGCTTGAAGTAGTCAGTAACCTGACCGATGCCTCCAGCGATTCCTTGCGCTCTAGCCGTAGCTAGTCCCCTAGCCGCCTCGACAGATCCAGAATAGTCTGGAGATTGATAAGGAATTGTTTTTACGTCTCCTGCGAATAGTGCCATAATTTTAAACTGTATAAGCCCTTAGGGGAAGTCCTTGAGATTCTCTAGACATGTTCCCAAAAGCCGTTTGAGCATTTCCATAATTTCCTTGACCCATGAAACTTGCAAAATTGCCTCCAGAAGTTCCTCCGAATGCACTAAGGCTGCTTCCAAGCCCACTAATGTTACTCCCAAGACTGCTCCACATCTGCGCTTTGGCTTGTTGGCTTGCAGCGTTGATTTGGTAATTTGCTTGGTTTGCTTGATTCTGCGCTCCGGCTTGTTGTGAAGCAAAATTCAACGGCATGTTGTAATCAAACTGACCAGATGATGTAGGACCAAGAGTCAATGCTGTGCGTAGATCTTGTTGACCAGCACCATAAGACAATGGTGCCGTTCGAAGAGCTTGTAACCCAGGATTTGTATAGAACTCTCCGGCTTGAGCGTATGAGCGTTGTCCAGCTTGTGCTGCTTCCGCCCGCTTACGAGCCATGATATCCTCACGCCCCATTGCTTCACTGACGATGCCTAAGTTGCCACCAAGTCGTCCAGATGCTTGGAATGCCTCTCGCGCTTGCTGCTCGTATCCACGACGCTCTTCTGGAGTTACGCCTTGTGCTGATGCCCTAGCCCGTTCTGCTTCTTGGGCAGATGCTTGAACTGCGGCTGCTTGTTCTGGCGAAAGCGCTTGCATCAAGCCTCGCGTCATACCAGTCTGACCTGTCATTTGGCCAAGTTCTTCAGCGCGAAGCTGCTCTAAGGTTTTACCTGCTTGTTGCGACGTGCTTAGCTGAAGTCCTTGAAAACCCGGTTGCCCGCCAACACCACCAAGGAATTGATTAGTTTGACCAAACATTTGGCCCATGAATTCGGGGCCAAAACGATCTTGAAGTTCTAAGAACCCCGGAACGTTTTTCCCATAGTAATCCAGCAGTCCCGTTGCTTGTCGATCAACAAGATTTGTTCCTTTGCCATAACCACGCTTTTCCACTCTGAAAAGTTCAACTGGTCTTGGTGCCGCACCAGCTTTGCCAGCTTGTGATGCTCCATATGCTGACGCTGCGCCACCTACTAGAGCCATTGTTCCTGTTACCCATCCAGCCATTAGCTTAACTTACCTCCGAAGTCGTTCATGGTTTCACTTGAATAAATTTCCATTCTTTTAATTCTTTCTTGTTCGTATTTATCTTTTTTCCACGAATTGATTCTTGGATCATCCTTATAAAAAAGAGGATTTTCGTTGGGATACGCTAAATTTTCCATCATCTCGTCTGGATCTGTTATGTTTTCTGGATTTACGTGAAAATTAACCCATGTTGTATCCTCATGAATGTAAAGGACTCTTTTAGTTCCTATTTTAGTAACGCCAACATATGGAGCTTCATATTCAGTTACGCCTGTTTGGTCCATGACACGCAATTTTCCAGATATAATTGCAAATGGATGTTCTGTTCTGTGCTTTACCCCTGTTCCTAATGATCCAGCGGGCATGAACAATTTCCGAACATACATCCCGGGAAGAAACAAATGTTCCGTAGGAAAGTAGCCGTCTGGCATTTGAGCAAGTTGATACTCAAGCCGTTCAACTTCAGATGCGGAAGCGATTTCTTCAGCAGATGGCACCTTAGGAACAAATATTTCTTGTTTGTCCTTTAGCTCTTCTGTTTTCAAGCTATCCATAAGTTCTTCAATTGTTTCAGATCCATGACAACTCATCCAACAATCATCACGGTTACTTCTGGAAAATTAATAAAACCCCCGGTAGCATCTGTCATATTAACCCCGAGCTGAGTTGTGCTTTTAGGTCCGGCGAATGTGTTATAAACAATTGGCTCGTTGGCCGCGCTGGAACCACGACCAGACCCGAAGTAAGCGTAACTAGCATTTGGCAATGCCGTTGCAAATAAAATAGTAGCAACACCATTTGCTGTTTTGGTCACGCTTGTCACGTTCCCTGAACCGATGATGAACCGAGGAGTAAGCAAGGCATCCGTTGCTCCAGCAGCGTTGCGGGTCATGTCAAACGTCACCCATGCCCTGGCTCCAAAAACAGGGGCAGATCCAGTCTGCGCTCCACTGAGCTTGGCGGCGGTGATGTTGGCGTCTTTAAGCTTAACAGTCTCAACTGAATCTGTTGCAAGTTTCACCGCAGTTACGACTCCCGCATCAAGTGTAGCTACTCCACTAGCTACCGTGAAGTCACCAAAGTCAGAATTTGATAGTTTGGCGGGGGTGACATTCGCATCAAGAATCGCCGTTGTGGTAATCGCGTTTGCAGCAAGTTCATTGGACGTGATTCCACCAGCCGCAACGGAAAGTTTACCAGTAGCAACGGCAAGAGTCGATCCAATAATGGCAGTAGCCGTAATCGTGCTTTGATCGAGGATGTTATTCATCTTCGTGCTAGTGATTACGTCAGTAGCCGTGAAGGTGTAAGTTGTATCAATTGCGCCCATGCTTTATCTCTGTGAAATGATTTGTCTGTTTGTGATGGAACCAGCTACCTTAACAGAATTTACCTTGGGTGATCCGATGGTCCTTGTCAAGATCATTGTTCCAGTGAATCCCCTGATGCCGCCAAGTCTGCACCGGATACTTGCTGTTTCTGCTTCATTAGCCGTGCTAGGGGTAAGTAATCCACCAAGAAGAGCTGTAGTTGTGCCTATGGGTTGCGCGTTGTCAGGATCTTCCGCTGCAAACGCAATGTTGTATTCTGAGTTTTGACCGGGGAGAGACTGGATATTAACCTGCGCATCGGTGAACCGCTTGCGTTCCATCGTGCCGAGGTCGTATCCCCTAGTCGTAAGAGATGCATTAATTGCCGGGGACACAATAGCCGCAGAGTTATCCACGTTTAGAGTGTCATTGGAGCTTTCGGATGCTTCGATTTGATGCAACCCGCCATTGGATGTCACCGCATAGATGTTGTTCCTCTCGCTTGCACTACCAATCACGAAGTCTTTAATCAAGAACCTAGAATCACCAAAGGTATCCAGTGATTCCCACCCTTTGTTTAGGAAATTATACACCAAGATGGCGTTGTTCCCATATGCGTCACCCGCTCCCGGAACCGAATCGAGCGGAACAGCAAGGTAATACCTATTTTCAAACAAGATTCCCACTGCTCTGTCAGAGTAGTCAGCGTTGATCCGGTCGATATACGGCTGAATATTCTTGGAAAGCGGCTCTTCAGTGCCTCGCAGGTTGTAATCGTTAAGGAATTCAACTCCATACACGCCATCGTCGGACAAGAACAGCATTGCATTACCACGCATGACCACGGACTTGCGCGCTAGGCATCCAATTTCGGCCGTAAGTGCCTTAACGGTGACATCGAGAAGACTTCCGAGCGTCCCTTTGACAATATGCAGGCTGTTTCTGTTCAGAACTACTAATCCATCATCATAAAAACCGTGCATTGCCACAACATAGTCGGCGGTGCCACCGCTTACACGGAATTGATTCTCGATCTGGTCAAACGTAGTAGTATCCAGAATATCTGATACGGATATTTCGTCGGTAATCTTGCGACTTGTGTATGCTGGAACATTATAAGCTCCTGATTGATCGTAGTAAAACGGAACCCACAGCCTTCGTTGGAAATGGACGCCCCACGGCGCGCCGGGCTGGTGCATAAAGCCACCACCTGCGCTGAATCTTCCACCAAACTCAAAGATATCGGTGCTTGATGTGCTGTAATTCCCAACGGGCGCATACCATTCAATTGTAGTAGTCGTTGCGGATACTACCTGATATTCCTTCCCAACCATTTCCGCGAAATCAATAGTAGCTGCTTGGCGCACAACAATAATGTCGCCTTGTTTGATTGTTACGTTGCCAGAAACTGTCGCCGTTACCAATCCGCTTGCAATCTCGATATCTTTTGCCTGAATGTTGAAAGTTTGTGGCTGGGTGTAAGCTCCACCAGGAGACAAGGTGAATCCATCAGTAACTGTAGCAACAGCAACACCAAATGTTGTGCTTGTCGAAATGCTCGCGGCCAAAAATGTAAACGTATCTTGGCCAGTTACGGTGGCAACAGTGTATGTCCCGCTGGGTGGGGTTCCGGTGGTAAGACCGGCGACAGCAATCGAGGTTCCCACCACTAGCCCGTGTTCACGCAGATTCACCGTAACAACGGTGTTTGGACTCGCCGTGGCGTTTGAACTTGCGGAAATGACTGGCCTTCCGTTTGGATACCACTCAAATGCTTGTTGCCCGTCACGGAACAGCATCACCTTGTCGAACACTTGTATCATGTCAGTGTCGGCCCCAAGGGCTTGACCAGCAGGATAGGGGATGTCTGTAGCCACGTAGTCATCTAAGTCGA